CGCCTGCTCCATCAAATACAGTTGATATCATTCTCGTGCCATCATCGTAGAATGTTGATGTTGATTGCGAGTCTATAAACTCTGGATAAACGTCATCTAATACTTCAAGTACACCATGGGCATTGTCATTTGTATCTGTATAAATTACTTGCTCTACACCATCTTCAACTGTATACATCGCAAATTGATAGAATCCCTCTGGGAGTAGGATTGTATCTGCGGTTGGGATTGATAATGTCGCCATTCCTTTTGTTTCGTTAGTAAGAGTTAAGTATTTGAAAAGTACATTTTCTCTTGAACTTCTGTCATACATTTTCCATATAACAGTTTTTCCAGTAAGGTCTATAGATTTTCTATCTGTATCCCTAAATTTAAATCTAAGAGTATTATCGATACCCTTGTGTAGTTTGTGTGTAGTATCATACATTGGCATATTCCCCAGGTATTGAGTCATAGTTGCATTATTGTCGGCGTCCAAGACAACAACTTCTATTTCTCGGTTATATTGGTATAAGTTAAAGTTTATCATAGTATATGTATTTATCTTTCAAGGGATGATTTCTAGGATGCATAAATATGTTTTATGATAGACGAAGACAAAATACAATGGTTTCAGGATAATTATCCATTCTTCTCTTGCGTTAAATATGGTAATAAAAAAGAACATACAGAATATCTTGGAATCATTATCAACAGTGACGCTACCATAACATCAATGTATAATTTCGAACTGATTAATACTGCGGAAGCAAGAAAGCATTTCATAGAACTTGGTGAACAATGGTGGTGGGAATCGAATAGATTAATTCCTATAAATCTATTCTTAAGGTCTCAGATAGCACCATTTAGAGATTGTATTCTAAATATGAACTCTAAAGATTGTGAAGTATTATGGGGTCCTGAAACAAGTCTAACAAATATTATACAAAAAAGAATTAAACGGCGTTCGATTCAACTTGTTCGCAAAATAGATTAAGTTGAACCACAATACTAACTGCATATGCAATCGCATGTGCTTTCTTAAAATAATATGAACCATCAGTTGGTTTAACCCAAACTTCTTTTTTAATTTTTTCTTTACTCTCGTTTAAGAGAGGTCTTTTTGCTGGTCGAATGATTGCCAAAACTTCTGCTAATTCTATAACACTCTTTGGTTTCAAAACATTCAATACATTAATATGATTGTGAATATGTGCTAGATTTTTAATAACATCTTCGTGTTGTAATAAGTCCCATATCGGTTCTTGATTCGTTAATTCATTGAGATGTTCTTCATCTCGTACACCTTCATACAAACTATTATTAAGAAAATCTAACTTGAAATATCCACGGTCTTCTGCTTCTTTGTAATCAATTGATGAAAAGCCAGTTAATTGGTCAAAGGGAATAGATTGAAGATACACACCAGTATTATGCTTATCACAACTATCTTTTTTCTTAATGATTGCAGGGATATGGTCAAAATGAGTCAACAATGACTCTCTATCAATCACATCAATATCAATATCAGTTTTTATTTTATTCATTTCCATACCAAAGTAAACATTGCCGCATCATTTTCATTTTCAAAAAATATTATATCGTTCATACCTATAATATAAAATCTCGTACAGTTATAATCACACCAGTCTACTAACTCTCCTAGACGACCAGCGCCTTTTACTAAATGAGTTTGTCCATAATCTACTCCTTTACAAGAAACAGAAGTCCATTTTAAGTATTCTTCATTATCAAAATCTGATACAAATCGTCTTTTAGGATTCTTAGGTTTAACAATAGAACGAAGCCGTGATAGTCTTTCTTGGACTCTCTTAGGATTTCGTCTTATTAACTCTGACATATATTAAGATACACTCTCCGGGTCAGGTCCATCTAATAATGCCTCTGCGGCCTTATATTGATTGTATATGTCCTGAAGAATTGTATATTTCTTTAACAACTTCTTGTTAGGTACTACAATAGCAAGACGTTTTTCTATTGTTGCTAATCTGTTATTGATTGCCTCTATCTCAGGAGAATCTTCATCATAATCCGAAGACAATGCATCCTTCCACGGACCTAGTGTAATATCAGACATCTCTTCTTTTGCTAAATCGTCCCAAACATCAATACTGTATTCATATTTTGTTTCATCATTCATTTTTCTTCTCCACTTTTATTACTTGCCAAGTTCCATCTTCGTTTTCTACCCACTCTAACTCATCATCTTCATTCCAACCTAACTTCTTTAAAGTTTTTTTAGGCAATTCTAAATACAATTCTCCAGTATTTGGGTCTTTCTGAATTACTAAATTACCTACTGTTGAGGTTTCTCTTTTTGTTGCCATTATATTCCTGCCTTTTTTAATATCATTTTTACAAACTGAACATCTTCTACTCTAGCATTGAACTTTCTTGTCCAAAAAGTTGGATCTAAATAATCATTAATGATGACTAATTCTTCATCACTAAAACTATCAATCATCTCAGCACCATTATCACTATTAAAAATAACCCAAGGACTAATGCGTCCTGATTTTATATAATGTATAGCCAATGGTTTACTGACTTCTTTAAAAAATTTGTTAAACGGTCTATCATATTCTTCTCCCCATTTCTGCATAAGTAGAATACTTCTTTCTACTGCTCTGTCCGCTGATTCTTTTCTATTTAACTCTTGTACATATATATTATAAACTGCATCAGAAGTCCACTTATCTAATTTTACACTATTTTGTATAACAAAGTCAACATATTCTTCGGGATTTATCGCATTTATGTTGATTATATGCATTCCAAACTTGGTAAACCCCAAATAAAACTTACTTTTTACGAAATCTTCAAATGTTCTATTACCAACTGCTTGTGTTAATTCATAAAATCTACTAAAGGCATGAAAAGCCAGTCTTGAATACTTTTCATCTTTATTCATATAACGTCTTTTAGGTTCACAGACGTGGACCATTATAGTCCTTTCAGACTTAAACTGTGAGCCGCAATATTGACATTCAAACATTTACTTTTTCTTCTTCCTTTTTGCTTTCTTTTTTTCAAAAATTTCACTAATCTCTTTATCAGTCATACCCATATCACCTGCCATTTGTTTCAAATCTGAAACATCATTCATTTTTTGAAACAATTCTACCTCATCACCATTCATCGTAGGATATGTTTCTGATATAAACTGCGAAATCGTATCTTTTTTTATCTTCGAATTAGGTGCCTTTATCCATTCGTGATATTGTTTCTTACCTGTGCCAGTCAGACATATTAACTTCCAAACTAATTCATCATGCTTATAGATATCACCATAATATTTGTTCACAAACTCATTTGTATTGAGTAACAATTCTTCTTTATCTTTCCCCTTAGTAGAACTCGCATATCGCAAGAACAACCAACTTCCCCATGCTTTCTTTTTTTCAGCATCAAGATTAGCATACCAATTGAAATCCTTTCTATCAATTGCATTTAATACATCATTTAACGGTATCTTACCCATTTTTATAATACCTTCCGCCATGAACTAATAAAAAATTCTGAGCATATTGTTCATCTTCAAAATAAAAAGAATCACTATTCTCATCTGATACTGATGTCCACTCTGATAATGGAACATTATCTGAACACCATTGATAAGCATCATCTCCTTTCTTATATGAATCAATTATAATTCTGTGATTTTTAGAAAAAGTCATAACTGCTCATTTGGTCTGGAATTCGATTTAAGTCTTTTACAAAATATGCACACTTAGGTATAGGTCCATGCTCAAGTGGTATCGCAAGAATATGTCCGTACTTCAACTTAGGGAAGAACCATTTCACATCTGCAAATACATTGTTAATCTTTACTGGTTGCCAATCCATTGTAAACCCTTTTAATGGATTTGTCAATAGTGTATCAAATTTTCGTTCATTTATACTAGTTAATGGAATGAATTCACACATTCCGATTTCTGCTTCACCAATCATAATATTCCAATCAATCGGCATTTCAATAGTATATGGTCCAATACTAATATTCATACTAGGCGCACTAAATGTTTCTATAAAAACTAAAGGAATAAAAAAGAAATCTGGATCATCTTTATCAGTTACGTCCATGACGCAATATCTGATATCTTCAATCTCTTCTGGTAGACTGTTCATCTCAAAACAGGTATTTTCTGGTGTTAATATTTTCATTTTATCTTATTCCCTAGTATTGTATCTTTTCTATTGTAAATGGATATGAAGCCTCTTTGTAGTATTTTTTTCGTTGTGTTAAATGTCTTTTTGAATACTTACATCTACTGGTCACATCCCATATTTGCACAAAATCTTTATCTTTAGCAATTCGAACTCCTCTTCCAATCGATTGAATAACTCTGACAAACGATTTGCCTGGTTCTAATAATACCAAATTAAATATACGAGGAATGTTAATTCCAACAGAAGCCACTCCATAAGTAGCAATAGTAACTGTATTTGTTCCTTCGTTTATATCATTATATGCATCTTTTCTATCCGTTACTGCCATTGCACCTTGTACAAATTCAGCATCTGGAATTAATTCTTGTAATTCTTTTCCGTTCTTTATTCTATTCGTTAGAACAAGAGTGTTTCCTGTTACAGAAATATTTTTAATTCTATTGGCAATAAACTTTAATCTCTTTTTATCTTCAAGCAAGTATGTCATTTCATTTTGATAGTTAGTATAACTTGCAGTCTCCTGTGTTTGTATAATATTAACGTGACAATTTGCTAAGATTCCTTGGTCCTGTAATTCTTTTGCTGACAATTTGTTTATTACATCGCCTATTGAACTGCGTAAACTGGCAGATTCCCAATCACTTTTTGGAATAGTGCCAGTCAACCCCCACCTGATAGGAACATTAAAAAATACATTTGTTAATAAATCTTTCAAAACATCCGCTTTTGCTTGATGTGTTTCGTCAATGATAACACAACAAACACCTTCAATGAAGTCCTGAATATTATCTTCACCTCTTTTGGTTTTCTTCAATAACGAATTCAAACTTTGCCAAGTACAAATTGTATGTGTCTTTCCTATATCTTTTTTGTCTCCAAAGTATACACCAACATCTAATCCGCAGTTACTGTAATCTTCTTCTGTCTGTCTAACTAAATCTTTGTTTGGAACGATAACGATTGACCTACCATACTTCTCCACTACTTTACTCATGGTCGCAGTCATAATCGTCTTACCAGCGCCGGTGGCTATCTCTTGGAGACATTGCGGTGCAGATATGAACTGATTTATTACTTCAACTTGATAATCTCTTAATAGTATCGGTTCACCTGCGTGTATATGTCCCTCGGGCCAATTAACTCCTTTCCAAAAATCTTCGGCAACGAGTTCGAATTCCATTTCTTCGTTCTTACGCCTATCATCAATCTTTATTTCATAACCTTGTTCAATGATTACAGGCAATACATCATCTAATAAATTTAGAAAGGTTCTTCCACCGACATCACAAAATCTGACAGTTCCATCCCAACGACCTAGTTTATAAGCAGGCATATGAAAGGCATGTGGTAAGAAGAATTTCAGTTTATCACTACACTTTCTGCGTGTTGATGGGTCTAATCCTTCTAACTTTACATTCACTTCGTCCTTGATTATGATTGTACATTTATTCATTTTGATTTAGTCAGAATCTTCCCCAAATAAATTGTTAAAATATAAATCATCTTTAGATATGCCTAATTTTTCGTCAATCCAATTCTTTTTACCTTCAGCCCAAAACAATCTATCCTTATTATGATATACATCTTTGACTAATGGTCTGTTCCAATTTATATCATTATTTCTTTTTATTAAATCTTCTTTATTAGTTTTTTTTCTAAAAACTAAACAATATTCGTGTGTCTTTAAACAATTTAAATTTGTAATTGCTTGTGTGTATAACGGATGTCTTTTTGCCGGACTCATTTCTAAAATTATTTCATCATGGAATGTTAGATGTTTTTTTAATATGTCTTTAGTATCACCACAAAAATCATATAATTTACCATCTATTCTAAAGTTTGCTAATACAACTACAAAGAAACAACCTGGTTTTAATATCTTAATGCTTTTTTCTAAAATAGTTTTATAAATTCTTAAAAAATCTTCATATTTTTTTATGTCTGTTAATTGTCCATCAGCACTTTCATATTTTTCTATGTTAAAATATGGTGGGCAAGTCATTATCATATCAGCAACATCATCGGGTAAATGATTATCAATAGTTTCACTACTGGCATTAATTAATGATAACTTACCTAATTTCCTTTCCTTTCCAAGTGTTTCGTATTGTTCTTTTGCTTCTACTAAGTTATCATTTACGACATCAAAACCTACATAATTTCTACCCATTAATGTGGACACTAATGGTCT